ATGCTCCCAATCGCGGTCGTATTCCTCCATGGCCTGCTTGTGGACTTCGGGCCAATGAGCTTTGGACGCAGTTCCGCGTTCGCCGGGCTTGTCGTCGGCGTCGTATTGCTCATTGGACATGATTCTAGCCGCAGCTTTCCTGAGGAGAGGGCCGCGCAGGAATTATAAGAATACGTTCTGCATAAGCGTGGCGCTTCCTAAATGCCATTTCCGACTGTTCGGAATAGCATGTGTCTGAAACGACCATGCGCCACATGGAATCAGCCAGACGCTTATAAATGGCGAATATGTAAATTTTCTTCATAGCCTATCCAATCCCGCAACCCTGGATGCGCAGCGGCGTCAACTCCGCGACGATATCCCCGGTGCGATAGATGCGACCGCCACTCTTATCTAGCCGGTCAAGCATTTCATCGACGACGCCAGTGCCCTTGTATTCGCCCGCGAACATCCACAGGCTTCCAGGGTCATGCCTGAAATATCCAGGCAGAACTTCCCGCAATACGACATACACCTCGGCCTCGGGGCCGTTAGCGCCATACCTTCCACCCAGCAATTGCCTCACTGTGCGGGCTGAATTGTCGCCAGCGTTAGCGTCGTGTTGATCTGTCATGAATTATGCGCCCTGCCAGCTTCCGGCATGTCTGTGCCGGCGTGCCCGCTCAACGGGTTCGTGAACCGGCTCCGCAAACGTCAGCGCGATAGCGTCCCAATCGTCAGGGGAACGGATGCCGCGCGCTCGCATGTGTTCCTTGCTCTCAAGCACAAGCCGCTGGTTCACGTCGTAGGAGTAGCCAGGCCCGCAAGCATCAGCCTGCAAGCTGTCCAGATCGGGAATATCAGCCCCGCCAGTCTCATTGAGCCAATCCTTTGACCGGCTCCACATCTCGGCGCGTCGATTGCGCGGCCCCGCCGCCTTCGTCCCATCCGGCAGCAAAACCACTGGCTCTTGCGGCTCGGAGCCGAAATTGATCGGCGTAACCTTCTCAAGGTAGACGCCGCCCCAGCTATGCAGAATATCCACAACGCCAGCGCCAACACCGCCAACGTCCACAAAGACGCGAGCCGGCTTATCAGCGTCGATAACCTGCTTGATCCAGTTCGCGCCCGAAACCGTGTCGGTCTTTGACTTGCTCTCGACCTTTTCGACCTTTCGACCGCGCCGCCAAGCCAACGAGAACCTATCATCACCAAACCGTGCCGGATCGGCACCGATCACTAACGGCCCGATGCCCTCGCATGTCGCCTTGCGTGCGCGCAGAACGGACTCCGACCGGATAAAGCTATCGTGGCCCGTAAGCTGGAACGCCTCTTGCGCCGTTGCCGGATATTCCTGCTTGAACAGCAACGGGTCTTTCAATTCGGCTATCTTGGCCCGCCGCCATACCATCTGCCCAAGGTCAACCTTATGAGCGTCGGCGTAAACCTGTTCTTCCTCGTCTAGTCGAAATCCTGGCGGCACATCACGACGATATTCATCCTGCCAGAACCACGGAATGAAAATAGCCTCGTAATCGCCTATGCCAGCTTCGGCCTGTTGCCAGCGCTCATGAAACTCGCCGCCCATACCATTAGCGGTCGATTCCAGAACGATCTCAGTCCCGGCCAAATCGGGGATGGCCTGCACCACGCCCGCGAAATGCGTCTTGGCATTCGGCCAGAACGCGACCTCGGATCCGTGGAATAACTGAACTGTTTGTGACCGGCCTACCGCCTTTGCGCCAGCCGTGCCGACCGCGTAACCGCTTTCCAGCGCCTCGAAACTCAATTCCTTGGCATTCGCCGCGCCAGTCAACGGGCGGACTAATCCGGGGCAATGGCTGTGATACCGCTCAACCATTCCGAACAGATTGTTCGTCGCGTCCTGCTCATGCGTCAGAATGAATACCCGGACGCCTTTCGAGTGCGACGCGCGCCAGTAATATCGACCGCCGATATAGGTAGATATGCCCTGCTGCCGACCCTTGAGAACCAGCGCCCGAACCTTACCAGTTCGTTCGCGCTGCGCTTCCAACCGACCATGGAGATAGACCTGAGCCTGATTTAGCTTAAGCGGCTCAATCTTCCCGGCCTTGGTCCTGATCTTGAGGCACTTCGCGGCGTAATGCTGGAAGTCGTCACGCAACCGGCGGCGGATCGTCCGTTCCCGCGCCGTCATCGAGTTCATTCAAAGCTTCCTCGTGAGACAAGGCCAGGCTGCCTGACATCTCCACAGCCTGAGCTGGCTTCCCGTCAAAGCGGTCGCCTATTTCCTTAGCTGATACAGTGTCTTCTCCGGCGCGTTCGAGTAGTTGCCGCGCAATAAACCGCAATGATCCAGGCTTGGCCGGCGTCGGCTCGCCCTTCTCGGCTAATGCAGCTTCCATCCGCAACGCATCGCGGAAAGGCTTGTCTTTGTTTTGTGAGCCTGGGGGCCGTCCCATGATATTTTATTACTCAAACTGTTGACCAAGCGGGACAACCGGCCATCCTGAAAGGAATGAAGCCGTCCGGCTTGATAACTTCCCGCTCGAATGTCTCGCGGTCGCAATTCGGGATCATCCCGAGTTGCAACATGCGTACGGCCTCGATGGTAGCCGGCGTCCACTGATCGCCATCGAGCGCGTAGCGGGCAAATTCGTCTTTTGTCATTCCGGCCCCATATTACTGATCTGGCCGAGTTCAGCCGTGATGGATTCAGCTTCGGAAAGCCCATCCTCTCGCGCCTTGGCGAGATCTGACCTCGCTTCGTCCATCATGGCGCGATGGCCAGCGCCTTGCACCCCGGTAGAAGCCATTAGGTAATCTCCCAACAAAAAACCGCCTCGCGAGGGATAAGCCTCGGGGCGGTCGCAATTCGTCATCTGCATTTCGGACGGAAGCTGATTTGCAGCCGCGCGTCAAGCCCGAAGTGGTCGATGAGCTTGGATAACCCACGGGATAGCGCCGTCAACGAGTCGAAGTCTCCAACCGGCTTGTCGAGAACGACATGATCCTTGACCGCGCGCAGCGCTGGCCTCCCCGCTTCCATGCACGCCTCGAAAGCTTTGTTGTAGCGCGCTATGATCGCCTTGGCTTTCTCGGATGGCATTCCTTTGCCCACAGAGACTCCTACGCGCGTTAAATCTATCGCATGGGGGTGAGGACTCGCCGCCTCGTAAGCCGCACAGGTGGCCACGCAAAGCTCCGTAAACAGCATCCCGGCATCGTACTGCGATTTGGTGATACCGCCGCGGATCAGGAGCCGCCCAAATTCCGATTCCGCCTCGGGCCATTCCCTGAATTGTTTCGGCACGGATTGCCGGTGCGGCTGTGCGGCAACTTGCGCCTTCGGGTTTTCGTACGTTCGCGCAATCCGCCCGTTGCGCTCCCGCTTCCCGATCTTCCTCGGCCGTCCCACCATGATCCAGATTACCCCCTTGCGACGTGTAACGATCTCCCGTGACCAGCGGATGCCGAGGGTCATGCGGACCGTTGTCTGATCTTGTTGCCTGGGCGCTTGTGCTTGTTGCATCGCCGGTTCGGCGCGAACTTCGATGCAGTCTCTGGCGTCGTGAACGTAAACGGCTCTCCGCACTGAGCGCACGGGCTTTGCCACGTCAGCAGCGTGGTCATAGTTCCATCACGTCGCTGATAAGCCTGCTTGCCAACCTGCCGGTAGGTTTGGCCTTGGTAAGTTCTCGTTTCCAAAATCCGATCCTTTCCAGACGCCGCGCCGCTGAGGCGGCGGCGTCTATATCGAAGATATAGAGGGGGTTCCGCACGCAAAACCTCCGCAATGAAATCAAGGGCTTACAGAGCAACTTCCGCAACTTCCGCAAGACTTCCGCAATTGATTTCATTGAGTTTTTTCTTCAACTTCCGCAACTTCCGCAACGCGTTTCAGACCTTTTGACTTCGTATTTCGGTTGTAAACTTCGACAACGAGTACGCGCTCTTCGAGCCAATGAAGGATCATTTGCTCGGCTACTTCTGGATGTACGTTGAACTGCTTTTGGATCAGCTTAGGTGCGTATCGGCCCTCTTTCCTCGTCTGAGGTGAAAGGCTCCATGGCACCCTCTGATGCCATGCGAAGTCGATCGCACTTAGTATTCTCTCCTGAACACCCTCTGGTGGCCAAGAGCCAGGGTCGTCATTTTTTGTAGTTCCGAGATGCTTGAACGTTCCATTTATGAGCTGTGCTGTGATTGGCTTTGGACTTTCTGCTGCTCTGAGATCGAAGTGAATTTCTCGTTCTTCGGTTTCTTCTGACTTCTTAAAGATGACAATTCCGGTGTCGTAGTGACCACGCAGCGCACCTGCGCCACGAATGATCAAAAACGGGTCTTTGCGAATTTCGTCTGCTGACTTTTTCGTTGCATGATGAACCATAATGACAGCCGCGCGCGGATTGACCGCGTCTCGTACAGCTTCAACACGAAGCTGAAGGAACTTGATCATCTGGGCGTTGTCGCTTTCGTTCTCCTGGTCGAAAAGGTTGATGAGAGGGTCAAACGTCAGGATATCTGGCGGTGCGTCCGGGAATGCCGATTTTATGAGATCGACAGTAGCCGAAACCCCGTTATCGTCGAGGATCATTCGGAACCTGTCTGACACGATCAGGTTTGTGGATAGCGCCACCAAGTCATCATCGACAAGCCATTGATGCGCCGCCTTAGCGCGCCGTCGAAGCAGCTTCTCGTTCATCTCCGCTTGAAGATAGAAGACTTTCAGCGCCTTTGGGGCGGACATCATGCCGCCCAGACAGGCCCCGCCAGTAGCCAAGGCGATGTTGATGTCCTGAACAAGCCATGACTTCTGAGCCTTAGGCGGCCCAGCAATAAGCAAGAACGTTCCAGGCCCGGCTAGATCGGGGCCGAGATAATCGGGCTCTTCGTGGAATTCCTCTGTGGCGAGCGCTGCGAAGTTGAAGGTGCGAATTTTGGGCAGTGGCTTCGCCTGGATAGCCGTCGCGCCATCGATGATCGCATGCGCATTCCCACCTTCCGACACGCAATCCGCTGCGTCCCATTTGGCCCGCACGCCTTCAGGCGGCGTCACGCCGAGCACTGTACAGCCAAGCGACGCAAGCCGTTCCGATACACGGCGCGCATAATCAAAGCCTGGCGCATCGTTATCCGGCCAGACGATGACGGTTTTACCGGCAAGCGGCGACCAGTCCGTTTTGTCGATCGGGGCTTGTGCGCCCTGCATTGCGGAAGTGGCGACAATCCCGACGCTGGACAGCGCATCGGCGCATCCCTCACCCTCAACCAGAACCACGGTTGAGGCCAGCGCGATTTCGGGTAGCCGATAGAGCGGGCGCAAATCAGGCGCGCCGCCTGTCCACTTGGTTACGCCATCAATTGTCCGATGGCAGAACGGCCGGAAGGTTTTGCTTTCCCGCGTTCCGTCCGGTTCAAACCGGACTACGGACGCGATGATGTTCCCGCGTGTGTCGTAATATCGATAGGTCGCGACCGGAGCGCCAAGCTCCAGCATGTCAGCGCGCGGCTTGGTGCCAAGCGTGGCTTTTTTCTTTTCGATCCGCTCAGTTGGCGTTGGCTGCCATGGCGTGCGCTCGACCTCGACCGGATCGCCAAGGTAATCGTGGGCGATTTCCTTAAGCGACAGGACAAAGTTCGAATTGTCGTGATAACCGGCCCATGCTCGGTAAAGTCCGATTAGGTCCCCGCCTTCATCGGTCGCATGATCTTTCCACAAACCGGCATCAGGGCCATACAAATGGATTGAAAGGGAGGCACCAGGCGTTCCATGAACGTCGCCAATTCGCGCC